GCTTTTATTTCTCGCCTGAAACAATGCGGTTTTTCGGTTCAAAAATAACTCATTTCTACCCGTTGGAATCTCGCGGCGCTGTATTTTTTACAACGAATAAGGCGGGCTTCGATGATGTAGACGGACGAGAGCGCGCGTGGGTTGTCTATTGTCCATATGGAAAACTAATCGACGACTTAAAAAGCGAACAGCGCCCGAAAGTCACCGCGAAATCGTTAAAGGAATTCGAAGCGCTTCGAAGCTCCGGTGGCTTCGATTACATTGTGAATCAATGTATTTGCCACGGTTGCCGAATCGATCAAGCAAATTGGCGAGGCGTTCACGATGTTGAAATATGTATCGGATGCCCGACACATTGCGGGGGCGAATAAATGCGCGCTTTTGTTTTGTTTGTTGTGGGTGCTTGGGTGATTCTCTCTATCTGGTCGGCGGGTTGGGTTAGTGGGTGGCGCTCTCGCTCTAAGCGTTAGCGGGTTCGCGCTAGGGGTTCGGATCTCTAGCGCGTTCTCGGTGGCTCTTATGGGTTGCAAGTCGAAAACAATTTCGGCGAATTATTAAAAGGGGTAAGAAATGAACTATTTGGATATCGTTGCCCGCGTAATTCTCGCGGGTGGTTGGGCGCTTATCGCCTATTGGATTTGGTCAATCGTTAGCGCGCCAGATTCTGCGCGGGTTTGCTTTAACTGTTCCCGCTCTTTAGCTTCCGTTGACGTTGTTATGTGTTCCGATTGCTTAGGCGGTTCCAATGCTTGATCCGATCTTCACACTTGTTGAACACTCAGGCGCGGTAATTGTGTCCGACATTATCGACGGTCACCGCGTAGCGAAAACCTACTACGGCTACGGCATAACAGAAGCAATGAACCTATTTAAGAAAGAATTTGGAGAAAATGAAAATGAATAAACCAACACTGGAACAAATCGCAGCGGTGGAATTGGTCGCGGAATCCATGACAGCGCTCTCCGAATTGTGGGATGAAAACTTTAATTTGGTATATGAACAGGTGGGCGAAGATGTCACCGAAGATTTGCTTACGGTTTCTTTCGATTCGATGGCGGGATCTTGGCGCGGGTTTGTTTATGCGCTTAAAGATTTAACCAATTCAAATAAGCCGTGGGTATGTAGTAGATGTCTAACGCCTGTTACGTTCGATGATGTAACTCTTGGCTATTTTGCAACGTGTCCAGAACATGACGAAGATTTGGACGAATGGGAATGTGAAAGAGGTCAAAATGTTTCCGCCTAAGATTTTCCAAGGGGTTCTCACTAAGAATGATTCGGGCGAATGGTTCCATTGTGGCGCACCCGTTAAATATTCGATGTGTTCATTATGTCCTGATGGTTGCTTCGTTACTCACTGTTGGAATTGGGATTGCTCTTTCGAATTCCCTGATTGCCAGCGCGAAGAAAGATTCGAGGAGGCTCTATTGTTTTTGGATGTAGTTGCCTCATAACTAAATAAGGAACGCGCCCCGCCTTGATTGGTTGGGGCGTTTTTCTTTTCCCGAAGCTCCGGTGGCGCAATGCGCAATAAGTTCAGGTTCGGTGCGTGGTTTGTTTGTTGCGGGCTTGTCTTTTCTAGCGCCCATAAGTCGCTCGTCTCTAGCGCCTCTTTGCTCTCATCAAGTAGGCGGATAACTAAGGGCAACTAACCGAACTCTCTTTCGGGTCATTGTTGCGCGGGTTAATTGTGCGCGGGTTGATACATCCGCAGCATGCTTTGGGTCAGGTGATGGGGATTCCTAAGCAATAGCGCAAGCCTAACGATAGTTAACTATTTCCCTAGATTCTCCCTGATTCCCCTGGATTACGCCCGTCTATAGCGCTCCTAAGCCCTGCAATGGCTATAAGAGGGGGGCGCACCTAATGAATAGGGGGGGTGTAACTCCTTTTATATCCCCCCCCACCTACCTAACACTTGGATTGTTAGTTACAGATTAGATTACTGTAGGTACTAACTGGGGGTCTGCCTACAGCACCATAGGGGGAGTATGTCTATTAGAACCCCCCCAGATCTATTGCAAATGCTAGGCTTCAACCATGGCAGGCAGACAAGTAGACGATGATGTATGGGGTAAGTTCCTTGATCTTAGGGAGAAGGGCTACTCAGTAGAGCGAGCAGCTAAGGATGTGGGAGTTGCTGTTTCTACGGTAACACGGCAGATGGCTAATCGTGACTCTCGCCTTAGCAGATTGATGGCTTCTAGGGGTTTAAGTATTGATCTTGGATCATCACCGGAGGGTTTACGGGCTTTAGAGGATTTTGGTTATTTCCGTCAACGGTACATGGCTAGAGCCAGCACCCCATGGTCGGTAGAAGCTGCTAACAAGATCACTGAACTACTGGCATCTCCCCAAAAAGAGTTCCTAGTTATCAACATCGCTCCTGGTGTGGGTAAATCCACCATGTTCACCCACGACCTCCCAGCATGGCTTATAGCCAGAGACCGGTCTATCCGAATAATGGTAGCTTCCCGTACCGAGCAACAAGCAAGAATGTACTCTAACCGCCTTCGTAGGACTCTGGAACGTGAACTAGCCGTACGAGCTGATCCCAAACTAGTTGAACTGGGTCTGGCTACCGATGCCACTGCAACTATGGCCAAGGACTACGGGTTATTCAAACCTGCCAACAACGACCTGTGGACAAAGGCCGAATTTGTAGTCCAGCAATCCTCTGGTGTTGCTGTTGATGATAAAGAATCCACTGTAACTGCCTACGGTATGGACTCTGGTTTCCTTGGTGGACGTTTCGACTTCATCATCTGGGACGACCTTGTGGATAAAAAGACCATGCGTGGCGATTTTGACGCTTTAACTACTTGGTGGGAGAACGAAGCTGAGTCTCGATTAGAACCAGGTGGACTATTGATTCTACAGGGACAGCGACTAGCCTCCGATGATCTTTACCGTTATGTCCTTGATTTAACTGACGTAGACGACGAAGGGGAGATTGTTGATGATGCTCCTAAGAAGTACAAGCACATCGTTTACAAGTCCCACTACGACGAATTGTGTACCGGTAAGCACGATAACCCTAAGCCGTGGCCTGATGGCTGTTTATTGGATCCAATCCGACTATCTTGGCGCGAACTCCAGCGGGTAAAGGCTAACCGCGAAGAACGTTATCTGGTTATGTACCAGCAAGAAGACCACGATGCTGACAACCAGCTAGTTCCTAGAATCTGGATTGAAGGCGGCACTGACTCTGACGGGATAACCCATCCAGGGTGCTGGGATGAAAACCGAGGTATCGGACAAATCCCTAAGAATCTAGGTGGAGACTGGTTTAGCGTTATCACCGCTGACCCATCCCCTACTAAAAACTGGGCTGTCCAGTGGTGGCTTTACAACCCAGAGACAGAAATCCAGTATTTGCTTGATTTATACCGCGGTCCAATGGATGCTCCTGACTTTTTAGACTGGAATCAGGCTGACGGTAAGTTCTCTGGGCTTTTGGATGAATGGGTAGACCGAGCTAGGGACATGGGTAAACCAGTTACCTACATAATCGTTGAACAAAACGCTGCACAGCGCTTCCTTTTGCAGTACGATCATGTAAAGCGCTGGCAATCTATCAATGGCATTAACATCGTTCCCCACTCAACTCACAGGAATAAGTCAGATGAAGATTACGGTGTCCAGACGCTTGCTCCGCATTATCGCTATGGTCGTGTGCGTTTACCTGGTGCTGTAATGGATGGCTCGCGCAAGAAAATAGAGCCAATGATCACTGAATTAAGCACTTGGCCAGAGGGAAAAACCGACGACTGCGTAATGTCTCATTGGTTCTTGCAATGGAACGCCCCTAGACTTTTCCATGTGGGTCAAAATAATGTGTCATTCAAACGTCCTTCTTGGATGGGTGGATCCCGATGGGTCAGATAAAGGATGCCTTTCTTGACTTTGCTGACCTCGCTGAAGCATCTGACATACAAATTCCTTCTTATGGTCTTCGTGTTCTGTGGGGGATTGATTCTGACGGCGATTTTACACTTTGTAGTAATCATGTTGGTAGTATTGAAGGTATTACTCTTATCGGGTTACTGGAAACTTTGAAAGTTAAACTACTGGAGGCTTAGTGCCAAGCGTTGAAGACATTGTTGGGATGCTGCAAGAACGCAAGCAGGCTCAATCTCCATTACTAAGTAACATGGCTCGTTTGCGCGATGCCTATAACGGCGACATTATTGTGCCACTTCCTGAAATGGATCGCTCGGAGCAAGCTGCTGTAGCAAATCTTATCTCTACCGGTCTTGACCAATCAGCTATGCGTATTTCTTCAGTGATGCCTAACTTGTACTTCCCAGCAATTAAGCCTGGAGATCGTGCTTCCGAAAAGCGCGCTTCGACTCGCCGTGATGCAACCCTTGGTTGGTGGGAAGCCAACAAGATGCCACTTAAACTTCGTCGTCGCGCCCGCCACATGATTGGCTACGCATCATCCCCTGTAGTTCTGCGACCAGATCGCAAACGCGGTATTGCCCGTTGGGAACTACGCTCACCTTTGTCTACCTACGCAGCGCCTACTGAAGATCCAGACGACATTACTCCTCTGGACTGTATTTTTACCTTTGGTCGTTCGTACAAATGGTTACAGTCAAATTATCCTGATCGCATTGCTCAGTTGAACACCAATGGTAAAACTCCTGCTCCACACGAAATCTTTGAAGTTGTCGAGTACGTTGATGGAGAAGTAACTGTAATGGCTGTAATTGGTCAGAAATCTGATCCATTCTCCACACACATGCAAGGATCTGCTTACGTAGAACTAGAGCGCGTACCTAACCGAACCGGTATCTGCCCTGCCGTAGTCCCAGGTCGCATCACACTTGATCGCCCAATGGGTCAGTTCGATGGTCTTGTTGGCATGTACCAAATGCAGGCTAAGTTGATGGCTCTAGAAGTTATCGCTGTTGAGCGTGGCATCTTCCCAGATACTTACTTGATCTCTCGCCCAGGCGAATCCGCTAAGTTCATCTCTGGACCGTTCGATGGACGTACTGGCATGGTTAACGTGGTTGCTGGTGGAGATTTACGCGAGGCTGGACAAGCCCAAGGCACTGCTTCTGGACAATTGATTGATCGTCTTGAGCGTTCTATGCGTATTACTTCTGGAACTCCTGCCGAGTTTGGTGGAGAATCCACAACTAACATTCGTACCGGTAAGCGTGGCGATGCCATTCTTAGCGCAGTAGTTGACTTCCCTGTACAGGAAGCACAAGAAATTCTAGCCGCTTCGATGCAAGAGGAGAACAAACGTGCCATCGCAATTGCTAAAACTTATTTCGGCGAGCAAAGGCGTTCGTTCTATGTCACGCGCAACGCCAAACATGCCGATTATGTCCCGAATAAGGATTTTGAAACAGACGAAAACTCCGTTACGTACTCGTATGCTGGCGCGGATGCTAACGCCCTTGTTGTCGGACTCGGACAGAGAATCGGTCTTGGAACCATGTCCAAGCGCTCCGCCCAAGAAGTCGATCCACTAATCGCTGATCCAGAGCGCGAACATGATCGTGTTGTGCAAGAAGCACTAGAGCAGGCGCTACTAGCTTCCGTTCAACAGCAGGCTCAGGCAGGAACAATTCCTCCATCTGACCTAGCCAAGATTATGAGCATCGTAGTTAGTGATAAGTTACCTTTAGCGGAGGCAATAGAGAAGGTTAATAAAATGGCTCAGGAACGTCAGGCTACAGCAGCACCAATTGGTAGTCCTGAAACCCAACCTGGTTTGGGCGCTCCTGGCATGGGTATGGAGCAACCTGGCTCATTGCCTCCTGCTACTGAAGGTGCAACAGCTGGTCCTGAAGGCGCTGGTGGCGCTCCTGCACCTGACTTGCAGGCACTACTAGCATCACTGGGGGCATAATGCCTAGAGGTAGATCAAAGCAAGGTTACGGAAACCGCACAGATCTAGCCAACAAAGTTGGCGGAGAAATGGCTTACGGAGAAAAAGCAAAGCTGATGGCTGGGCAAAAAGATGTTCCTATGGCTAATGCTGCAACTTCCGTTCCTGAAGCGGCTCCAGCACAGGCAATGCCAGCGCAAGCACCTATGCAACCGCAGGTAACCCCAATACCTTTAACTGCTCCAACGCAACGTCCCAGCGAAGACATTTTGGCAGGAATGAGTCAGAGCAGATCACAAAATACTGACCTACAGAAACTAAAATCCTTACAGCCTTTATTTGAAGCAGAAGCGTTGGCTGATGATGCTCCAGAAATGTTCCGCGAATTTGTTAGTTGGTTGAGAGTTCAATGAGACGTATCAGTAAATTTTCAGATTTCCTAGAAGTTGTTGGTTTTGAAAATGCTCCCTTTGCGTGGCATTTGTCAGGCGTTGACGTTCCAGATCATAACGTTATCGTTGACGCATTGAGAGGTACTCAAAGTTGAGTTTATGGGATGATTTTTTAGAATCTGGATCTAATGCGCTAGGTAGCGTTGGACGAAATGTACTTAGAGCCTTTGGAGCGCAGTCAACTGCAACAATTCCTTTAGCCCAAGGGCTAGTTGCTAAACAAGCAGTACAAGCAGGTATGTCTCCTGACACTGCCCAAAAGGTAACCGAACAAACGTTCGATAACTTAGTAATTGGCGACCAAGAAACTGCCGGAACCGAAGTTATTACAACTTTGGATAAGTACGTCTACCAACCAACTTACGAAGCGGCTGGATTCGCAGCGCTTATGGCTAACCCAGATACTTACTCCCAAGAAGATGAATACACCAACGCTATTGCCCGCGCTTGGGATGGCCGTAAAGAGATTTCTTTTGGTCAGGCAATAGCCGACAATTTTGCTAATACCTACAACATGCTTCCTGACTATGGCGCATTGGCTGAACTTAACAACGTTGACATTAACATTTACAACGATCAAATGCGAGAAAGAATTTACTCTCGTTTATACAACGAAGCAGGGGAAAGAGTAGATTCCGCTGGAAATAAAGTTTCAGAAGCATCATGGGCTGAAAATGTTTTCCGCAACGTTTCGGGTGGGCTAGATGTTGGTAAGCAACTTGTATTTGATCCACTGGTAGGAGTAGGAAAGGTCGCTAAAGCAGGTCGTTTACGCTACTTAGACAATTTCCGTTCAGAGTCAATAGTTAAAACAAGTGATTGGAACGTACACCAGGCTACTCACGCAAAAGCTAGCCAGACAGTAGCAGAAGAAAAACTTGCTTTAATAAACGAAGCACCAGAATTAAGTCGCGCTAAAACTGTTTTAGAAGAAATAGATAATCAAAGAATGTTTGACGACAGCATTAAAGCTGAAGTTAATTACGTTCGCGAACTAGACGGCAAAAAGTTATTAGATGAAAACCTGGCAGTAGGAGTTTTCGTAGATGATTACCGGTCTTATGTCAAAACTCTTGAAGACAAGGTTCTAGAGCGCCAAACAAAGATTGATGAATTAAATAGCTTAGAAGCACCAAAGCCTACGCTGGCTACTGGTGTTGCAGAGTTTGTCAAGCAAATCGTTGATCGCCAAATGACTTGGCAGGAAATTAACGCTCACCGAACAATCCGAGACTTTGGTGTAGATAGCGAGTTCCTGTCTGTTGCCCTTGCCTCTGCTGCAAAAAAAGGAGAAGGCGCAGTAACTGACGTTCTTTTAATTGCACAAGGATCTGACGCTTCCGCTTACTTCCGTCTCTACAATCAACAGCAAAGCCTAGTTAGATTGATTGACGCTGCTCAGACAAAGATGGACGACGTAGAAGTAATAATCCAGCGTGCTATCAATGAGAATGACCCTTTAACAACTAAAAGATTAAACGCACAAAAGGCTAAGTTGTCAGAATACGTTTTAGATCTACGTAATGAAGATACTTACTTAGACCGGTTGCTTAGAACAGATAACAGTTTAGTAGGATCTCTAACTGGAGTTCCTGTATCTAATGCTGGAAAACTATCCCCAATCATTGAGTCCTACCGCGCCAATAAAGCGATTACGCGCGCTGGGCTTCAAGACGGAACATTAAAACCATTGGCTGTACGCAGAAAGCCAAATGTTGAGTTCAAGTGGGAAAGAATACAAAAGTCTCCTTTACACAAGCCCGTTTACGTAGCGCAGTGGATAGGACATAGATTAAACCTAGAAAAACCTTCAGGTCTTGTAACTGTTGACGGTCTTGATTACTACGATGGCGTTAAGGAACTAAGGGTATTTCTAGACAACACCCCAGTATTCGATGGAAATGTTGAACTAAAAAATTCAATGATGGATTCTTACGTAGCAGCTAAAGATGGTTTGGCTCGCAAAAGGGTCCTAGAAGAGGTAGTCGAAAAAGAAGTAATCAAAGCTACCGCCGAAAAGTATGGCATCGCTGACACCATGAAAAAAATGGAAGATGGTTCAGAAATTCCAATGTGGGAATTTGTTTACAACAAGTTTTTGCAAGATCGCGCTCTAGCCGTAAAACAGTTTAAGCAAGATAAAGTTTTTGCAGTTGACTCAAACCAGACTTTTATTTCTAACCCAGTTCTAGAGTCGCAACTAGATTACGCAGTTCCAATGATTGACACTGATGCCTTTGATAAGTACATGAGCGCATTTGCTAGCGACAAGGGAACTTGGGAAACCATTGCTTTCAATAGCCGTATGGTTAAAGATGAATGGATTATGCCTACATGGGCTACAGTAGATCGTTTGTGGCGGGCTGACGTTCTTGTACGCCTAGGTTATCCACAGCGCAACGTACTATCTGAGTGGATGGTTTTATCTCAATACGATAAAGGTCTGTCCAACATGTTCAGCGTTGGCAAAATGACTGAAGCCTCTAAGAACTTTGCATTAAACAGATACTCGTATTTCCAAGATGTTGCTGCTAGATACCAAGCCGGTCTTGACCTATCTAGTTCAACCGGAGAAATGGCTTCCTCTCTTTTGAGGTCTTTAACCCCTAAGCAATTCGTATGGGGAGACTACGAGAAGTTTGCTACAGACAGCATCAAGTTACTTGAAGATCAAAAGCAGGGAATGATAGATACCGCTGAAGAACTTTTAGGTAATCCAGAGTTTGCTGGCAGTGGATTCGTTTACCCTGAAGCAGCGATAGCAAGAATAGATGAACAAATAAATCTTGAGTACCGAAAGTTGGCAGAGATAGCAAAGCGCGTTGCGGCCAAGGGAGAGCGCTTTGGAACCCAAAGGTCTATAGCGAAAACAACAGTAAGAATTGGTCCACTAGAGTTTGCTGGAGTTTACGAAGGTCCTCAAGGAAAAGCCACTAGAGCGCTTGTTAGTTCTGGTGGAAGATTAAACTTCGATTCAAGCCCTATTTTCTCAATGCTTGAAGAAATGGGATTGGCTAGAACTGGTGACTTTACTGGCGTACACCCGACAGATGATTCTTACTTTGCCTCCCTAGCCACGGCTGTAAACCAACAATTCCGTGGTTCCCGTACAGCTATGCAAGTAATCTCTGGAAAAACTGATGATGAAATTTTAGAATACCTACAAACTCCAGCAGGTAAGCAAGAACTTGAAAAATTAAATTGGACTCAAGATTTAACTAAGGCTCAAAAAGAAGGCGTTGACGCACCTAAAGATCGTAAAGCTGGAAAACCTTTACCTCAAAAAGTTGTTATGGGTGGGGAAGCTGTCAGGGTTAAAGTAGGAGAAACTGAACTTGGAAGACCAGTTTATGCTTACTACCCATCAAGAGATGCAGTTCAAGAAAGTTTAATTGTTGACAAGTCTCAATCTATTGAAGCAAACTATTTAGACTTTGTAAAAAGCATGATCGATAATTACTTACCAAATGAACAGATGAAAACTCTTGTTCGTGAGCGCTTGGCTACCGACACTCTGGGTAGAGGTGAGGGAATTGTCACTACCGCAGACTTGCGGATAGCTGCTAGAAACGCAGAGTTAAAGCCTATTCATGGAGAAACATTTGAATCTTCAAGTATCTGGAGAAACCCAGACACAAGTTTGGCTGAAAAAACAAATGCTTGGATTACTAATGTTTTATTCCGTAGGGTGTTTAGAGTAATCGGGGAATACCCAGAAGATGCTTTTGTTTCAACTCCATTTGCTCAAGCGGTTTACACCAATAAGTTAGATGAAATTTGGAAGACCTGGGAAGCCAATGGAATAACCGAGCCAAGCGATCTAGACATGGCTCAGGCTCAGACGATTGCCCGTAAGTGGGCAGTTAAGCAGTCCAGAGAATACTTGTACCGAGTAATTCGCAAGAACTCTATTGGTGACTCGATACCGGTACTAGCGCCATTCTTCCAAGCACAGTATTCGACATTTAAGCGCACTGGAAAATTGTCTTACCGTAATCCAGATAAGTCAGCGCGATTGATTTACGCATGGAATCAAATCAATACCAATGCTACTGAAGACTCAAAGGGAAATCGCTTCTTAATGTTTAAGATACCTCCAGGGTTTTACGACGAAAATGGATTTAGCAGGTCGATGCCTCTAGCTCTACGCAATGCACTAAAGAGTCAAAACGAGTGGCGCTGGAGTGTAAATTCATTTAACTTACTTATGGCAGGACTTCGTCTAGAAGCACCAGAAGTTCTACCAGGACAAGACGAAGGAACGGTAGAAAAAATTGCTCGCTGGGCTAAAGCTGGACAGAGCATTATTGGTGTAGGACCAGCGGTTCAAGTTGCTGCTAATGAAATTATTAAAAACAATCCTGCCCTAGATGCCGAAGCGACAGAAGTTTTTGGTATTCCAATTCCTAAACGAGAAATACTAGAACTTTTTGCTTCACCTTACCCATCGGACAAATGGTATGCACCATTTCAGTCTGCTTGGAACCGCAGACTTGCAAGTTTGGCTACAGGTGATGTTAAGTCAGAAATTAACGGACCAAGTAATAATGACTTCGAGCGCACACAGGTTGTAATGTTCCAGAACCATTTAGATCGCATCCGCACTGGAGAAGAACAACCTTTAAGTGATAGCCCATTGAAAAACAATGAAATGTTATGGGAAATGGCTGCTGAAGAAGCGTCTGCGATGCTAGCGCTACGCCTATCTGTAAATTTAACTTTTGGTTTTATTCCAAGTTATGAAGGCCCAATGACACCTTATGTAGAGTTGTACCGTGGATACCAAACCAAGTACGGTGTAACAGCTTACGATAAGTGGCTAGAAGATTATCCAGACATGGGATACATTGCTATTTCTAGAAGTAAAAACTTAGCAGGTTCTTCAGCTTCTACTGATGCAGTAGCGCTACGCATGGAACATAGCGAAATGATTGAAAAGGCTATTGCCGATTCAGGATTACCACGCGAAGAAGCATTAGCATTTGTTCAAATGGTTACTAATAAAAACGTTGGCGCTCCAGTTCTTAGGGATCCTTACGCAAGTTACTGGCAGAAAAAGACCGGAGACCGCGTAACTCTTACTGCCGAAGAAGGTTTTTCAAATCAGCAAGTACGCGATGGATGGGCTAAATTCTTTACAGAAAACGAAAACTACGACTCTGAATTGAAGGCTCGTAAAATTTCGCGTTATTCAAACGCGGCGCAAGGATTAAACGAACTAAAGCGCAAGCGCCTTGAAGACATAGGAAAGCAAAACCCTGAATGGTGGCAAGAATACACCGCTCTTTCTGGAGCCAATTCCACCGTTGGTTTTGTTCGCGCTATGAAGGTAGCCTTAGATAACGAAAAATTTGTAAGCAGTCTTCCTGAAGATTCCTACTGGTTCGACATAGAAGGAATTATGAATGAGCGAGATTTGCTAGTTGAAGCAACTAGAAGCATGGGTAAGTCCACTCCTAGCGCCGAAATGAAAGAAAAGTACGGTGAAAGAATTATGCCTTACCTTCAGAACGAAACTGCAAAATACTATTTCTACAAATTCCTCGAAAGCGACACGTTCGCTGTAGACCAACCAGAGTAAGGTAAATCATGGTATTCATTAGATCCGACAACCCGTACGCACAAGAAGATACTTATGATGAAACATCTGTGAAAGTTCCAGTTGTTTCTATCTATAGAGCGCCTGGAGGAAGACAAGAAAGTGGAGGAGTTACCTGGGGTCAGTCAACGGTTAAAGCTGCTGTAGAAAATTTTGCTGGTGCGTACTCAATGGGCAGATCAGATGCCACAGTAATTGCCAACGCTCTTATTTCGTCTGGTTTAGCAAAGCCAAATGCTACTCTTTCCCAGTTATCTAGCGCTTACAGTAGCGCCCTTAACATGACGGCTAAAATCAATGCTGGCGGGAATCAAGATGCTACTGTATTTGATGCTATGTCTTTAATGGGCAAGGGAACTACTACTGGAACTACTACTGGAAGCCAAGGTGGAACTTCTAAAAGTTTTGCTACTTACAGCGACTCTCAGGCAAAAGAGCGAGCCATTTCTGCTTACAACGCGATACTCGGTAGAAAACCTACTGAAAAAGAACAAAAGGCATTTATAAAAGCTTTGCGCGCTGGGGCTAAAGCTGCGCCTCAAATAACAAAGTATTCCAAAAGTGGAAAGACAACACAGAGCCAACAAGGGTTCGACGAAAGAGCCTTTATTGCTGGGTACATGTCTGACAAGATTCCAGATCCTTCTGAAGACTTAGACGGTGTAGCAGGTCAGGTTCAAGATTTAATTGATGGATACCGTGAACAATACGGGGTAAACCCGACTCAATCCTTTATTTCAAACTCAATTAAAAGGATTATTGCTGCAGAAGATCCCGCCTCAGAAAAGGCTAATCTAGAGCAACAGTTGAAGGAACAGTCTCAGATTCTTTATCCAGCTTTAAGAGAAAAGATAGATGCCGGTCTAAGCGTTCGTGCCATTGCTGATCCATTTATTTCTACCTACTCAAAGTTGATGGAAGAAAACGACTTAAACGTAGGTTTAGATAACAAGTTCGTAAGATCAGCGCTATCTAACAAAAACGAAAAAGGCGAGTATCAGATAATGGATGAGGATAGTTTTGCTCGCCAAATTCGTTCTACTGATGAATGGCTAAACACAAGAAATGCAAAAGAAACTATGCTTAGTGCTGCCGATGGAATTTTGCAGCAATTTGGATTTAGGAGATAGTTATGGCTAATTTAAGCATTACCCAAAAAAATGCTAAACAACTACTAGCAGATAGATTTGCTGCTTTTGGGCTGAGTAGTAAAGAATTTATTGATGCCATTCAAAAAGCAATTTTGGACAACACTGACAAAGACGGAAATGTAGCGCAAGCCACGGCTGCTGCTCAAATCCGTCAAACTGATGTTTACAAAGTTAGATTTGCTGGAAACGAAATGCGTAAAAAGGCGATTCAAGAATCTATGGCGCGTGGCGAAATGCCAACTATGTCTGAATTGTCTGAAGGAAAATACATCGAATTAGAAGATTCCTATAGAGAAGTTCTTAAAAAAGCCAATGTTCCAGCACAGTTTTACAGTAGTACCACGTATCTGGCCAAAATAATTGGTAACGATCTAAGCACTGGAGAAGTGGCGGCTCGCGCATCATTGGCCAAACAAGCCGCTAGCCAGGCTAATCCAGAAGTTAAACAGCAATTACGGTCTTTGTACGGAGTCAGAGAAAACCAAATTGCCGCTTTCTTCCTAGACCCAGAATTAGGCAAGGAAACCATTGATACTGTGGCTGCTGGTAATGCTGCAATCTTGGCTGCTTCTGCTGCTAGAAGTGGATTAACTCTAAGCAAGGCTCAGGCAGAGGCTCTAGCGCAACAGGTAGCCCCAACTAATGAACAGGCTATAGTTGCCGATGTTGTATTTGGAGAAACTTCAAAAACCGCAGGGTTAGCGCAGGCTAGCGTGTCTGGAGAAATGGCCAGTGTCAACGCTGAAGACGTTATTTTGGCATCTACTGGCAATGCTGAAGCACAAGCTAAATTAGAAAAAGAACGGCTAAAGCGTTCAGCAGAATACCAATCTGCATCAGGTATGGCCGAAACGCAGAAGGGTGTGGTTGGCTTGCAACGGGCTAATCTCTAATCCATAATTAACTCATCATCTCCTTCGTTGATAAATGGGGACACAGGCATCCGAGCGCTTGTGTCCCCTTCTTCTTGTGCTAGGCTTTTAATGAAGGTCCGTAGAGACGTACGGTAGCGACCACACCGCTTAGTTAGACCTTCAAACGTGTGTAGGTGGTTTAGCCCCAACTGGCCGGTTGGTGTCGTCCACGCAGCCAAGCTGCAAACTGAAATTATTGGCCCCGCCGTAATGGTTATCCGCTATTACGCGAAACGGAAATGGATACACAATGACAACCGAAAACTACACAGACGAAGACTTTTCTGACGAACAAGATGCTCAGGCTGAAGGTTCTGATGAGCGCAATGACCGTAAATGGGTTAGAGACCTAGAGAAGCGCGCTAAGGGTGCTGACAGCGCTAAGGCAGAAGCCGAAGCAGCTAGACGCGAATTAGCAATGCTTAAGGCTGGAATCGACCTAGATACCCCACAAGGCAAGCTGTTTGCGAAAGCATACGATGGCGAGTCAACACTGGATGCGGTTAAGGCTGCTGCTGAAGAATATGGAGTTATACAAGCAATGAACGCTATTCCTGCGGAAGAACTAGATGCAATTGACCGCGTATCACGCGCTGGATCTGTACCTGCTTCTACCCCAATGGATGATCCGTTCACAGCGCTGAATAACGCCGAAACGCCAGATGAAATCATTCAACTTCTTAAAAAGAGTGGCGTGACCATCGACAACGAGCAACCAGGTCAGTGGAAGTCCTTAGTCTAACTAACAGTCCAAGGAGGACTTCAAAGTGACTATTACAGCCACCAATACCGCCAGTCTTGACATCGTCATTGCTGGTTACGAAAAGCTAGCCTACTTCTCGCTACGCCCAGAACTATTCTTCGACAGCGTATGTGAAGTTGGCACAACCGATCTAACATCCCCAGGTGTAGACGTTAAGTTCACAATCTTCAACGAACTTGCTGCTGCTACCTCCGCTCTAGGTGAAACAACCGACGTTACTCCAGTAACAATCGATGATTCACAGGTAACTGTAACTTTGGCTGAATACGGTAACGCCGTTCAGACTTCTGCCAAGTTGCGCGCTACAGCTTTCATGGCTGTAAACCCAGTAGTTGCTAACGTACTTGGCTTCAACGCTGGTATCTCAATCGACAGCATTGCTCGCAACGCTGCTCAGGCTGGTAGTAACGTTCGCTACTCAGGTGGCGACGGAGACCGTAACGATGTAGACGTAGCAGATACCTTAGTTGGTAACGATGTACGTCGCGCAGTTGCAGAACTTCGTTCCGCTAACGTTGCAACATACAACGGCCTATACAAGGGCATCATCCACCCAGACGTAAGCTACGACTTCCGTGGCGCTACCGGTGGTACAAACTGGTCAGATCCTGCTGTTTACAGCGATCCATCCGGTATCTACAACGGTGTTATTGGTTCATTCCAGGGCGTTCAGTTCATGGAATCACCACGCGCACCATTGTTCGCTAACGCTGGAGACGGCCTAAACGGAACCGGAACTATCGACGTTTACGGAACACTTATCATGGGCCGTCAGGCACTTGCTAAGGCATACTCAACTGGTGGTGGCTACTCAGCTAACCCAGCAATGGTTGATGTTCCTGTAACTGACGCACTTCGTCGTTTCGAAGGCATGGGTTGGAAGCACCTAGTTGGCTACAGCGTATTCCGCCAAGCCGCACTTCGTCGCATCGAATCTGCATCCTCAATCGGCGTAAACGCCTAGTTGAGAACGGGGGGAGGGTTTCGGCTCTCCCCCCACACTCTTATCCACAAGTTTTAGAAAAGAGAAGTTAATGCCAAAAGTAGGAAAAAAAGAATTTCCTTATACCGCTAAAGGTATGGCCATGGCTAAGACTGCTGCAAAGAAGTCTGGCAAAAAAATGGTTACAAAGAAAGCAAAGAAAAAGTAATCATGGCTGCCAAAAAGAAGACTCCACCGCCTATGGTTGCTCCACGTACCAAGGCTCCTAAAGACATGGCTCGCCCAAAGCCTAAAACTCCAGGGCAGAAAATTGTCAAGGAAGTGCAGAAGATTGGCAAGAAAATTGGAAACATTGGTAGCACTGCTCCAGCGCGAGAAGCTGAACAGAAGATGCTTAATGACTTCAAGGGATCTGCTGCTGAAGCCGCTGGTCTTTCATTCGACCAATACAAGAAATTGGTTCAAGGTAAGAAGTAGTTATGGCAGTCAAGAAAGACTCACGTTTAACACGTGCCGGTGTTTCTGGCTACAACAAGCCAAAGCGTACACCGAGTCACCCTAAGAAGTCGCACGTCGTTGTGGCTAAAGAGGGTGGCAAGGTGAAGACTATTCGTTTTGGTCAGCAAGGCGTTACTGGCGATAAAAAGCCAACAGCGCGTCAAAAGTCATTCAAGGCTCGCCACGCTAAGAACATTGCTAAAGGCAAGATGAGCGCAGCGTACTGGGCTAATAAGGAGAAATGGTGAAGAAGCAAGTATGGGATAAGCCAAATCCTAAAAAGAAGTCCAAGGCGCTAACGCCGAAGCAGAAGTCTAGCGCTAAGGCGCGGGCTAAGAAGGCTGGACGACCATACCCAAATCTAATTGACAACATGGCAGCAGCACGAAAGAAGAAGAAGTAGTGGCTACATTCGTACCGCCTATTGGTGCTTACAACCCACCGGTCTACCCATGGGCTAAAGAAGAAGCGCCATTTCGTTATTACCGCGGTACTCCCAAGGGTAAGAACATTTTTGTAAAGCCAGACGGCACCGTGGTTGAGAACCATGATCCAGGCAACGCTATTTACATCTACCTTGGTGGACACGTTTATAGCGATCTTAGCGCTGAGGAAGTTTCCATTTTACAGTCAGCTGGTTATACGGTAGATGTATGACAATTCATCAACAACAAGTCCATCCAGAGTTTGTTGCGGACTGCTTTATGTGCAAGGTTTCCTCAGTTCAACTTAATGCTGGAGCTGTTAATAGCAACCCTAAGTTCCAAGAGGTAGAGGCTCGCGAGAAGCGCTGGGATAGGGACATGCCAGCCTATAAGCGCCTCAGAGACCAGGGTTACCAGCCAAAGGGTATCGACGGTGCTGCTGCCCTAGAACGGGACGCTACGACCCAATTTGAGATCGAGAGCGGTACTGCATACAGGGGTCAAGGCAAAAAGGTTCAAGAAGCGGTAAACTTTGTAGAGGACATAACGGGAAGATCAGCGCTTGCGCCTGTAACCGCTCCCAAGGCTCAGGAGGCTAACGCATGACCAACGCACAAGACTGGATTGAGGCCACTCGATTCCGGCTCATGTCTGGGCATCAAGAGCAATTAAACCGTCTGGCTACTGGATACGTAGCTGGATCTGGAACTATGTCCTTTGACTTTGACATTTCTGGTATTCGTCAAGGAACTGTAATCAGCGTAGGAACTTCTACTTTCTACGTATGGGAAGTGAATACAAATATTAAAACTGCCACGATTCAGGGTTCATGGGATAGCACCATAGATCAAGATTGGCCAGCAGGAACTATTGTTCGTGTGGCTCCGCGCTTTACAGATGCTCAAATCTTGCGCGCTATCAACGAAGACATTAGCGACCTATCTTCTCCTGCCAGTGGATTATTCCAAATTGGTACAACTGAACTTACTTATGACTCAGCTTTGGTTGGCTACGACTTATCTCTAGCGCCAAACATGATCTCTCCTATTGAACTTCGCGTAGAGAACCCAGGAAGTTTCAAGGAATGGACTCGTATTCCAAGTTTTAAGTTCCGCATTGTTAAGGGCGCTCCGACTGGAGATGAAGGTTTTGAGTCAGGAATGGCTTTGTTCTTATACGATACTTGGGCTGGTGCTACTGGTGATCGCTTGCACTTAACTTACCGCAAGGGATTTAACCAACTATCTAACTCTTACTCTACAAAGATTTCTACCGGCATCCCTGCTAGCGCTTGGGACATTCCACCGCTGGGAGCTGCAATCTCTTTGATGGCTGGTCGCGAAATCAAACGTTCCTTTGTTGAATCTCAGGGTGATTCTCGTCGCGCTACAGAAGTTGGCTCTGGCGCATCTACAAGTTCCGTAAACGCCTTGCGCTTGTTACGTCAACAGCGCATTACCGCTGAAGCACAAAGGTTGGACGGTTTCTACCCGATCATTAAGGATGCGTAGTGGTTAACGCAATCTACGGTTTAGGGTTAGGCGCTTACTTTGGTGCAGCCCTTAACACTTCTACATCTTCGGAAACTAATCTTGTTCCTTCCATCTTTCCTATCGCTATTGACGGAAAGCCTTACAACCTAGATCTAAATAATCCTTCAGGCGGAAACTTTTATCGTCGCGATTCAGTTGCCTTGCTTCGTACTCAGGCTGACAGCGCTAGAACTGCTGGCGAATCTTCGGTATCTCCTGAGATTTTTTGGCGTAGATCTTTTGACTCTTGGCATGCAGGTGCTGGTCAGACTCACGCAGACCGCGAAACTTCTAACCCATACCGCTTCCGTTCTTCTAAAGGAATGGATGTTTGGGATAAGGGTGAACTTAAAGCCCTTGGTAACGTTGAGACAAAGAACATTTCCACTGCGACCATTACAACCGCTACACGAAACGGTACAACAGTTACTTACACGGCAAGAAACAATTTCTATGCTGGCCAACTTGTAACTGTTACTGGAGTAATTTCCACTGGAAATCCTAGCGGAACTGCTGGTTCTGGATTTAACTTAACCAGCGCCACTGTTGCTACAGCAACTTCAACGCAATTTACTGTAACTAATGCTTTGTCAGACACTTACACTTCTGGTGGCCTTGCTACTTCTGCTAATAACAATGCGGCTGGAGATGCAAACATTGGATTAGTGGTTGCCGGTACTAGATTGTATTGGTACAACGGAAACACAACTCGATACACGACTGCGTCTAACTCTGGAGCTTGGGTCTGGACTACAGTTACTGGAACTCCTGCTAACGCTCCTGCTGGCATTGCATCAGATGGTAAGAATGTGTGGATAGCGCACACTACTGCTATTTGGAAAACAGATACGGCTTCAACTGCCGCTACCACGTTTGCTAATCCTCCTGCAGGAAATTGGACTGGCATTTGGTTTAACAAGGGAAAACTATTCGGATCTACTAGCGATGGCAAGATTCATACCATTTCTGGCGCTGGAACTGTAACTAACGTTATTGATAGAAGCACTCTAGGATTTGAATGGAAGGCTTCTACTGGCGCTGGGGGATACCATTATTTTGCTGGTTACAGTGGCGATAAATCCATAATCTTCAAGGTAACTTTAACAAATGAGGGAACCGCTCTTGGCGCTGGAGTAGTTGCTGGAGAACTTCCAGATGGAGAACTTGTACTTCACTTAGATTCTTACCTTGGTTATTTAATTATTGGAACCAATAAAGGCGTTCGCTTTGCTAATACTGACGCAAATGGCTACATAACTATTGGTGGCCTTATCCAAACTAATCAACCTGTCTATTGCTCTGAAGGTCAAGATCGCTTTGTGTGGTTTGGTTGGGGCAACTACGACAACATTTCCAGTGGTCTTGGTCGCATGGATCTTGCTGAATTTACATCGACTCTAACGCCTGCTTACGCATCAGATTTAATGGCAGGATGGCCAAGCTTAAATACCAACGCAACTTCTCCAATAGCCGCCAATCCTATTTTGGGGGATGTTAAATCAGTAGTTACTTATGATGGCAAGCGCGTTTTTGCTGTTGCCTCCAAGGGAGTATTTGCAGAACTAAGCACCAAGGTTTATGAAGCATCTTTAGAGACTGGTCTTATTTCGCATGGAATTATTGACAACAAGTACGCAGCCTTCTTGGATGCTCGCTTAGAACCATTGGCTTCTGGGAACGTATTAAAGCTTGCTCATTCTTCTGATTCTGAAGAATTTGTAACATCAGGCGCTATGTCAACATCTGGCTCTACCTATACTGGAGAATTTTTCCTTGGAGATACAGGAAGAAACTTTGAAGTTAGGGTTAGTTTTGGTGACGTTGCTCCTGCAACTTTAGTGGGCGCTGACATTACTTGTACTGGATTTATGCTTCGTTCATACCCAGCGCCAAAAAGAGTAAGTAAAATCACTGTTCCAGTAATGCTTTTTGACTCTGTAAATGTTGCAGACCGAGACTGGGCTGGAAATCCTGGCGCTGATTTTGAGTTTTTGAACAACTTACACAAGCGCCAACTGCCTTTCACCTACCAAGAAGGCGAAGTTTCGTATACAGTTGTAATGGACGATTATCAATGGCTTCCTGAAAAACGCTCAAATGTAAGTGGTTGGCAGGGTACTTTTGTTGCCGTCCTTCGAGAGATTCTGTGAGGTTCTAAATGGCTCGTCGCGAGTATACTGCTGGTCGTCCTACTAAACTGGACGGCGCTTTTAACATTGGCGATACAACTTTTACTATTCTTGACGATACTAACTGGCCTACTGGAGCAGATAATCCTTTCTGGGTAACAATTGATGCCGGTACAGCGCAAGAAGAACGTGTCTTATGTTTAACCCAATCAAGTAAGACTGTAACCGTAGCAAGTGGTGGTCGTGGAGCAGATGGCACTAGCGAAAGTAACCACGCATCTGGCGCTAACATCTGGCCGTCTTGGTCAGCTACTGATGCCGACGAAGCTAACGCTCACGTAAATGCTTCTACAGATGTTCACGGTCTCGCTACTGCTGGTCCTTCCTCTTCTTCTGGTGGATCTGTAGTCGGAACTAGCGCTCAACAGACTCTAACCAACAAAACTCTAACAAGTCCAATAATTAACGGTGCTGTAGTAACTAGTGCAAACATTGTTGATGGAACTATTGTTAATGCTGACATTAACGCTAGTGCTGCCATTGCTCAATCTAAAATTGCTAACTTAACTACTGACTTGGCTGGTAAGCAAGCAACTATTACTGGGGCTGCAACAACTATTGACACTGAAAACTTAACAGTATCACGTGCCTTGGTCTCCGATGCTTCGGGTAAAGTTGCAGTATCTGCAGTTCTTGCTACTGAAATTGGTTACCTTGATGGAGTAACTTCAAAAATTCAAGACCAGTTAGATGGCAAGGAAGCAACTATTACTGGTGCTGCAGTAACTATTGATACAGAAAAACTTACCGCTTTACGTGCTTTAATATCTGATAGTAGTGGAAATGTTGCTATATCTTCTGTGACATCTACTGAACTTGCTTTACTTGATGGACTCCCATCAAACATTGCTTGGGATTCTGACCCAGGAACATCGGTTAGTGGATTTATTGGAAGTGGCTCGGAGGTTTATGCTAAAAGAAGTATGGGCGTAGTTACCGTTAACTTGTATTTCATAAAAACGGGAAGCACAATTACAACAGGTCCTGACGGAAATATTACCAATACAGTTGTGTACACTCTTGATTCAGATTTTAGACCGACGCATGACTTTACTGTCATGTTTGACGTTAACGGAGAAAGTGGCGGCGCTGCGGTAATAAACACCAACGGGGAAGTAGAAATCCGTTCATTCTTTGATGAAGATTCTGAAATAGCAAGTGGGGATTCAATCCGCATAACCGCAACTTACGTACGGTAAAATGAACTTTCTAAATATAGCTGGGCAGGCTTCTCAGGTAATCGGGTTTATACTTTTACTTGTAACTGCTCTCGCTGGATTAGGGAGATTCTTTATTTTTAACCCGTTGCGTAGAGAAATTAAAGAAGCGACACGCCCAATTCACCCCTCTAGTAATGGTGGACTATCCCTCCCAGATGTAGCGCGGAAACTGGATAAATTGGAAGCTCGACAAGATCACACTGATTCGCAACTAGATTTAGTTATTTCATTACTGCGTAAATAGCGCTTTCTGTATTAGGGTGTTTAAGACATTCCTAATACTGGAGGTGATGAATGTCAATTGCAGATAAGTTAGACGACGCTATACCTAATAAATTTGGCAAAGGTTGTGGCCTGTGTGCGGTGCTAGAACAATTGAGCGAAGAAGATAGAGAAGCAATTATTCAGACCCTATCTATTCCCGTCACTGATCCACAGCGCATTACAGATAGACAGATTGCCGACATTCTTCAAAGCGAAGGATACGAAGTTTCCCCCAATTCGGTGTATCGTCACCGCAGAAATCATATGGATATTAAATGAGCCTTGAAGATAAGTTAAATAACCTTGACCTAGAAAAGCAGGAAAAACCACGCGCTGAGATCGGACTAGATGGCGGTGAGTTTACTACCGGACCGTTGACCGAACCTATCGGTGAAGACTGGTCGCCAATCCTTAAATCCTTTGGATTAGATCCTGACGTATTTGAGGTAGAAGGCGACAAAGTACGCATGTCCAAGTGGCAACAGTCCAAGCGCCTAGAAAATGGTGACCGCGACACAGTATGGATGTACAGCTACAAGGCAATCTTCAAGAGGCGTACCGAAGCGAGCATCAGTAAGGACGAGTTCGACGCTCTACGGGCTTCTGTGGAGCGCTGGAAGCCAATCAGGAAGACACTAGGAACTGGACTTGGAGAACCATCATCATTCGTGGTGCATTGGGCAGACTGGCAACTTGGCAAAAGCGGTGTCACTGAAACCGTAGACCGCGTGTACGAGTCTTTTGAGAAGACCGAGAAGCGCATCAAAGAACTTAAAAAAATGGGTCGCAACATTGAGGGATTAGTTATCTCGAACATGGGTGATCCAACTGAAGGTTGCGATGGCAACTATTCTTCTCAGCTATTCACAGTTGAACTAACTCAGCGCGAACAATTGCTTCTAGCGCTGGATCTGTGGACTACCGGTATTAAGACACTATCGCCGTTAGCGGATCACACTACATTTCTATCGGTGCTATCAAACCACGGCGAATGGATGCGTCGTGGGGGTAAGCAGGTAACTTCTGACTCAGATAGCGCCGATGGATTCTTAGCAAATACCTTGGAACGTATCTTTGCTGATACAGACCACGTAGATCGATGGGTTATTCCTCACGATGAAATGAGTATGCAGTATGACATTTCTGGTGTGCCTTGCGCGTTTACTCATGGTCATACGATCAAGGGCAAGGAAGTGGATTGGTTGCGTGGGCAGTCAATTCGTTTGTTGCGGGACTACGGAGTAGAACCACGCCTATGGTTTACAGCGCACAAGCATCACGTTAAGGGTGAAGACATGGGACCTTGGTGGCGCTGGCAATGCCCGTCACTCGATGGCGGATCCAAGTGGTATCTCGACATGGCTGGGGTATGGTCAACTCCTGGAACTTTGACTATGCTGGTCGGACAGCATGACAAGCGCTTCTGGTCGGACATGGAAGTTGTATAGGAGATGGAATGTACGAGAAGGCTGCTAACACTTTAGACACAGCAAACGAACTTATTACTGGAGCAAGACAAGAGATTTACGGCGATGCAACTGAGACCGCTCGCCGCATTGGGATGGCATGGGCTTCCATCATCGGGATTGGAGAACCCATACCGCCGTTTCAGGTACAAGCTATGATGGCTGCACTGAAATTAGTAAGGGCAAGTATCGACCCATCGCATGAAGATTCTTGGATTGATGCGGTGGCGTATACAGCGCTTGCAAATGATTCAGTACACCTATAGGGTCAGTACCATAGAAAGCCTCAGAGGCCGTAGGGGAAGACGGTAACTGAGGCTTTTTTATTTGCGTGGTAAAATTAGAACATGCCTTCTAAAGTAATTAAAATCGCCAAACTTATGGTCGCCCTTATTATTGTGGAAATTGGCGCTGTTGTCGCCGTTGGATCTATTGCCGGAATTGAGCCATTAAAGGCTGCGCTTCTAGCTGCTGGTACTGCCGTCCTCAGTGTCTCTGCTGCACTTGCCCTTGGCTTCATTAAGGATGGCAAGTTGGACGATGAAGAAATCCAAAACGTATTTACCGAAATTGCTAAGAAGAAGGAAAAGAACTAATGGGTTCACCAATTGCAGGCAAGACTCCAAGTACAAAATATAAGCAGGTTGGCCGTCATTGGAGCCGTGGCTACCACACAGGAGTGGACTACGCTGTTCCAGTTGGCACTGATGTTCTTGCAGTTGCTGATGGCGTAATTGAAAACGCATCCTGGGGTTCCGCATATGGCACCCAGTTGGTACAAAAATTAGATGGTGGCTGGTTCATTTACGCGCATCTTTCAAAGGCTCTAGTCAAGCCAGGTGACAAAGTTTCTGAGGGACAAGTCATTGCAAAATCTGGGAACACCGGAAATAGCACAGGTCCCCATCTTCACGCAGAATATCGCTCTGCGTTGCGTTGGAGCGCTGGCAAGGATCTAGATCCAGCAAAATTTATTGGCACCAAGAAGGCATCAGTTACTAAAAAGGTAGTTGCCAAGGTTGCTGCACCTGTCGTAAAGAAGAAGTAATGTCTACGCTTTGGAAGGTAGATTCAGGCAAAGCCAAGCAATCTATCCCACCTAAGACTTGGACCTACGTAAAGTTTGCAGGCAAGGATGTTTTCACTGTTCCCGAAAAAGGTGTCTGGGAATGGACTGTTGTACTGCGCGTTGAGTATCCAAAAGATGCTGGCAATGTTTTGCGTGGTCGCTTATGCCGTTTCCCTAACACTCCTAAGTTAGATGAAACTGGTCACGATGATAAGAACACATCTGGCTGGGCTGGACAGACTTATCACTCACACTGGACGCACACCATTAGTTGCGATCCTAAAATGCCTATTGGCTTTTGGGTATGGCACGATGGAAAGTCACCAATAGTTTTAGATGGTCGGCAGATAAAAGCTAAAAAGGCTTAAACATTGATACGGGTTATTACCTGTGCTATGTCTTTGTTATTGGCGTTTAGCACACAGGCAGTTGCTAGTGATCCGTACTTGGTTCAAAAATCAAAAAAATCTGGTATCCAAAAGTCTTTGAAACACCAGAAGGTTACAGGTAAGTGGCAAAATTTTGGTTCTGTTAAGCCGTTTAAGTTAAATGGTAAGAGAACTTTATTCTTTGCCCAGTTGCACCTTAACTGCACTAAAAGACCGAAGTACGTAAAGATTCGTTTAGCGCGCGTTAAGTCAGGAAAAGACGATACTACTGGAACTAATACTTGGACGTTCACTAAGAACACAACTAAAGATTGGCAAGGCTCTCTCTGGTGGGAGTCTAAAACTAAATACCCAATAATCGCTCAATACAAAGTAATTGGCGGTAAATGTTACTCAAATCAACGACAACTTAAGTGGTGGCAACCTTAGTGAGAAAAATGTTCCGGCTCGGCATGGTTGCCTTGATGGTTGGAATCTTTGCTATGACTTCCCCAGCCTCAGCGCAAGTTATTTGCAATGCTTACACGTATACCGGTGACGACGATAGTTCCTACGCCGCTAATCTTCCGTTCACTCTAAAGCTGGGTGAAACCGAGTACGAAAATGTTTACATTTCAACTAACGGAACTCTTACTTTTGGAAGACCAGACGGAACTTATTGGGATTACCCACAGACTCCATCGGTATCTGTTGCTGGTTATGACTGGGTTACTTTTGGACAGGGCGCTTATCTTTCGTTTGGGTCTACTGAAAACACATTCTGCGCCGAGTGGAGTGTTCGCCCATTTCCACAGTCAACTGGTGAATTAACTCAGATCCGATTAGTTATTAACAAGTACCCGAACGGAACTTGGCATGGAGAAATAGTTACCTTTGGATGGACTCCAGATAACTTGCGTCGTGGTATTCGGTTTACTCAAGGTGAGCCAGTGGTAAACATTGAAGCTGCCTTTGATGTAGGCGATGGCGGTATACCTATAGAAGTATCACCATCACCAACTCCCCCATCTTTCACAGAGCCACCAGTAGTCCCATCTGAAACTCCTACACCAGAGCCAACACCTACCCCAGAACCAACTCCTACACCAACTGAAACACCAACACCAGAACCAACCCCAGAACCAACGATTTTGCCTAGTCCCACAGAAATTCCAAGCCCTACACCGACTCCTGAGCCGACTTTAGAACCAACGCCAACTCCAGAGCCAACTCCTACCCCAAGTCCCTCAGAATCGCTTACAGCGCCTCCTGAGCCAACCTTAGAACCTGTGCCAAGTTTTAGCCCTAATCCAGTCGAAAGCGTTGAACCAACTCTGAACCCAGAGCCAACGCCAGTACCTGAACCTACTCAAAGTGAATCACCATCTCCTGAACCATTAGTAACGCCTAGCGTTACGCCTGAACCTACATTAGAACCTGTACAAGAAGTTGTACAAGTTCCAACTACTGCAGAAGAACTTATAGCAAATCTAGCGCCTGGCGAAGCAGTCAGCTTTGAAGACTTCCAAGCATCTGGCCTTGACTACGCAGACCTGCCACCAAATACTCCGATCACTTTAGAAAATGGAGTCATTCTTACCGCTGAAGTTGCTGACGCTATTGAAATCTTTGATACACCGGCAGAGTTAATATCAACAATCTTTAGCGACCCAGGCAAAGCGCTTAAAGCTCTTAGGCACGTAGGCGCTGACATGACCGAAGAAGAACGCGAAACTTCCCAAAATACCGTAGTCGCAGCAGTAATTGTGACTCAACTAGCGCAAGTTAGGAGGATCAAATGATTAAGTGGATAAAAAAATACCTACGTGAAATCACAGGAGAAACCTATACTTTTGTTGGTTTACTCATAGCGTATGCAACATTAACCGGATCAGCCCAGCTAATAACTGGATACATTATTGTGGGCGGATTAGTTGTGTGGCTACTAACGATTCCTCTACGCGACAACGACGAGTAACGCTATAATTAGAAAGTCTCGATCCCCACCTCTGTTGCAAAACAAGTGGGGATTTTCTTTTAATAATCAGTAGGTTTCTTAAACTGAGTTGCCTTAGAGTTCTCTGACCAGTCGTAGCTCTTTTGGTGTTTAGCCTGGACAAGGATCTGGCGCATGCGTGACTCATTGAATCCGCCTGCCTTGGCTATCACTGCTGGGCGGTGTTTCTGTTCGTATGCCTCGCACACAGCGGCAGCGCGGATCTTTGAAAGTTCCCGTACTTCTTCTTGGCGTATGCGGATTTCTTCACTCAGCGCAGCTAGGCGCTCTAGGGGATCATCTATTAGGAGGTACTCTGTAACGTTCATAGCCTTATCTTAGTGGCGACACACCCCACTACGCTAATTGACATGTCAGTGGCAGCGTGTAATGTTAGACCCATGGAACCCCGAAAGGGGAAGGAGTAGATTATGGGTAACTACAGAGTTACTACCGCTGTAAATCAATTACTAAGGGTATCTAGTCTCTTTGGTGAGATAGATCCTGACCGCGTTTCGTCCAGTGAATACAGGGCTGAAGGGCATTATTTCGAGTTAGACGAACAGCAATTGTTGTTTAACTTCATTCGCACGTTGTTCGGAGATTACGTGCTACCAAGGGTCACTGTAGAACAGTTGATCTTTGAGCTGGGAACAATAGACCGGCAAGCAGCGTTAACAGCGCTAAACATGGCCTACGGGTCAATCAACGAGGAGATGGAGATTCTTACATGAGTCTAAGAAAGAACCAGACAGAGCAACTACTAAAGGGGATTAACCCTAGTCGAGTTGGTAAAGATGGTAAGGGGTTTGCTCACTTAGAAGCCTGGGATGTACGCGCTCACTTAATCCGTATTTTTGGATTTGCTAACTGGAGCGCTGAACTGGTTGACATGGAACCAATCTTTGAAACCAGCATTGAAAAAGATGGCAAGACTAGATGGACTGTTGCCTACCGCGCAACTATGCGTCTAACAATTTTTACTGGAGGAATGGAAGATGCAGTTTATACCGAAGCCGCTGTCGGTGATTCGCAGAATAATCCTAGCCGAGCTGACGCTCACGACATGGCGATCAAAACTGCTGAGAGCCAAGCTTTCAAACGGTGTGCCATCAATTTGGGCGATCAATTTGGCTTATCTCTATACAATAACGGCGGTACGGGTTCTGTCGTTCGTGCGGTGCTGGATGCTGAGGAGAGTCGAGAAGAAGAATCCAAACCTGAAGTCGTCAAAGCTGAACCATCCAAGCCACAAGGCGGAGTACCCCAACAATTAAAGCGCGTTAACATTTTGGGCAAGCCGGTAACAGATGGAAGCGAATGAGTACGCGGAACGTTTTTGGCTTGATTTAGCAGATGCTGATGGCAAGTCTGAGCGTTCCCAACAATCCGTATCAGGTTTAATAGGACCGTCAGATATGGTGTGCCGTGAACGTGCGCGCCATATCACAATCGGTACACCAATGACTGACCGTAATGCCAGCGCAGCAGCAATTATGGGAACTTTTATTCATAAGGGACTTGAGAAGTCGCGTGGGGATATTCATCCACACCTTCTGCATGAAGTTGCTATTGAGATTGAGCTTCCAAATGGTGCAGTAATGGTAGGTCATGCTGATGAAATTGATCCTCTCGAAAATTCTGTAACTGACTTTAAGACCGTCGGTGACTTGAACTATCGTAGGCGCATCGGTGTAGACATTGCACACTTGCGCCAGGTTCATCTATACGCGCTGGGATTAGTACAGGCAGAGATCCTGCGCCCTAATCCAATAGTGCGTATCTGTTACGTAGATCGTTCCGGTGCTAACAATGTGCCGTTCGTTTACCAACAGCGCTTCGACGAGGAAATCATTGCTGGATGTAACGACTGGGTAAGCGATGTTATCTATGCCGTAGTCAACAAGGAAGAAGCATCTAAAGACTGGCCACGTGAGATGTGTCGTCGCTTTTGCCCTTACTACTCAACTTGCCGATCCGATGAATTAACTGGTGAAGCAATCCTTGGGGAACTGGCAACGGCAGCGCACACTTACTTTGAAGCTAACAAGGCTGAATCTGAGAACAAGAAGATCAAAGAGCAGGCTCGCGTACACCTTGATGGTGTAAACGGATTCACCGAAGAAGGTGTCGCTGTTCGCTGGATTACCGTTAACAAAGACGAAGGTTCCTATGACCGCATTGAGGTAAGGAAGTTACCAGGATGGGAAAAATAATGTTTGACGACAAGATCACTCGCTGCGCTGGATGCGGTGGATGGGTTCACACTAAGCACGACTGCTCCACTTGTAAGTTGGTGCTAAGTGCGGTTCGTTAGTTTATTTGCCGGTGTAGGTGGGTTTGATCTGGGCTTAGAACGCTCAGGTCACACTTGCGTCGGTCAAGTTGAAATTGATAAGCATGCTCAGAGTGTGCTTGCTCGTCATTGGCCAGATGTGCCAAAGCATAATGATGTAACTACAGCAATAGATTGGGCTGATGAAATTGGACTTACAGGAAACGTTGATCTCGTCGCAGGAGGATTCCCTTGCCAAGACCTTAGTGTCGCAGGTAAGCGCGCTGGATTGGATGGCAAGCGATCTGGATTATTCTACGACGCACTCGCTTTCGCGAAAGCTGTTAAAGCCAAAACAATTCTCTTGGAAAATGTGCCAGGACTTCTATCAAGCAACCAAGGACGCGACTTCGGAGTCCTCCTCACTGAGTTGGCCGACGCAGGGTATAGCAACATCGAATGGCGTATTCTTAATTCGCAATTCTTCGGAGTCGCCCAGCGCCGTCGTCGAGTCTTCATTGTCGCAAGTGTTGGAACAGAACCCTTCCGAACGATACTCTCTGAGTGGGAAAGCAGCGCGGGGAATCCTAAGACGGGCGACCAAGCGGGACAAGAAACTACCGGAAATGCTAAACGAAGCACTAGAACAGGTAGCATCGTCGGATCCGGAATAGTTGGAGCTTTGTGCGCTAGCGACCATAAGTTTCCACAACAGCAACAGGTACACGAAAACAAGATTGTTGTTAATGATGGAATGTGGTGGGATGGCGGTCAGATCAGTCAAACTCTGGACACAGTGATTGCTAAACAGCAGATGATGCCTGAAAAAAATAGATTTCCGGTAGTGCTGCAGGTCGGTAGATTTGATTATTTTTTACGGTAATCGCGTAGCTGACATACGCATCCAAGGAGATGTGATTAATACTTTGCAAGCAAGAATGGGAACTGGTGGGAACAACATGCCGATTCTTGCTTATCCAATCCAGGACGGTAGAGAAATGGAAAAGAAACAGAACGGTCTTGGCTTAGGAACTGAGAACGATCCTTCATACACTCTCGACCAGACTGGCGCTCAAGCTGTGGCTTACTCAATTCGTGAGGACGCTAAGGCTAACAACTTTTCGGCTACTGAAATAGAACAGGCTAGGGCTTTGCAATCTTTACAACCAAGTGTTCAATCACATCACGCGCAAACATTCATCGCTGAACCAATGCGCGTTCGTCGCTTAACTCCAACTGAGTGTGAGCGCCTACAGGGATTCCCTGACGGCTGGACTGATGAACAATCAGATACTCAGCGCTACAAGCAGATGGGAAATGCTGTCACTGTAAACGTAATTGAATGGATAGGATTTCGTTTATGAGACCACGTTCCAAGAAGATGGCTCGCCTTTACATAGCGCGTCGAAAGCTGGTTGCCGAAGTGCTGCAGGATGCAATTTGTATTCGTTGTAATTCAGCAGAAGCAACAGAAGTACATGAAGTTTTGACTCGCGCAAGAGGTGGGTCAATTTTAGATAAAGATAACTGTGTCCCGTTATGTCATTCGTGCCATAGCTGGGTCACCCTACATCCGAAAGAAGCGCATGCAGAAGGTCTCATGCGCAACTCCTGGGAGGGATGAAAGAAATGGCAACAACAATTAGTGGAAATCTGGGCGCTGATCCAGAACTACGTTTTACCAAGTCTGGCGCTGCGTTTGTAAAACTGCGCGTCGCTGTGACTGATCGCAAGAAGCAAGCCGATGGCACTTGGACTGATGGAGATACTCTCTGGATGGACGTTAGCGCTTGGAATAACCTTGCTGAAAATGCAGCAGAATCCTTATCAAAGGGATCGCGAGTAATCGTTACCGGCAACTTGAAGCCTCGTACCTTCGAGAAGAAGGATGGAACTACCGGTACTGCCATTGAACTGGAAGCAACTGACATTGGACCATCATTGGTTAACCAAGCTGCTCGCTTATCAAAGGCAACTAAGTCCAACAAGATGGAACGTGGCATGGCTACTCTTGGCGCTACCATCGAAGAAGTTTTGGGCGATCCTTGGAAGCAAAGCGAAGAAGTTCCGTTCTAATGATTGAGTTTCTAATCGGGGCGGCGCTGGTGGGAACATTAGCGCTGCTCCTATGGATGGATCGCGATGTCTAAAGCAAGGGTAAAAGGAACTCGCGGTGAAAACGCTGTTGTAGATGCGTTGATTCGCGCTGGATTCAAGTACGCTGAACGTCGTGCGCTTAATGGTGTTAACGATAAAGGTGACATAACCGGTATTCCTGGTTGGGTGTTCGAAGTTAAGTATCACGATTCATACGCTGGCAAGATCGGTGGCTGGGTTGATGAAACTGAAGTCGAGCGCCTAAACGCCAAAGCTGATTACGGTGTTGTTTGGCATCGTCGTAAAGGCAAGGCTAGCGCTGAAGATTGGTACGTAACCATGTCTGGCGCTCAATTTATTAACATGTTAAAGGAGATTGAAAATGGCTAAAGGTACTGGTCCACACACACCAAATCCAGAGTGTAAAGATTGTCAATACAAAGACAGCGCTTGCATTAGTTGTTACATGGCAGCTGGTGGTTACAATGATTGAGAAGCGCATAGACGGAACCGATAAGGCTCCATGGTTGCGCTGTCGTGGCTGCCACAAGTCCTATTGGGCTGAGAACTGGCACTGCCGGAACTGTCACGAAACTTTTACTACCTATACTTCATGGCACATTTCAGAAGGTAACTGCATCCCTGCTACTCGCATGAATTGGGAACTACTCGAAGATGTATGGACTCCGAAGTAGCCTGTTTTGTTTGTGGCGGTAAGGCTCGGCGCTACATCAATGTAAGTCTGTGCGACGAACATAACCCGAACCTACCGCCAGTGCCGGACCCTGAACGTACAGCAGATGCGTTGGCCAAGCGATCCAAGCGCGTAAAGATTGAACGCAAGTATGGCAACAGTAATTCAAACCCAGTAAGGAGTAAGTGGTTGTAATGGAAGATAACTTTGCAATCAAGTGTGACCTATGTGGCAAGGTAAGTGAATCTGTATTCGCATACAACGGATGGCAGGTGCTTTGCTACTACTGCATGTCTCGGTATAAAGAAGAATGGCAGGAAGACAGTGGAAGATCAGCAGTATCACGCAGTAATTGAAGTCATAGCTGCGATGAAAAGCAATCGTGGAAGTGTCCAGATTTGGATCAAAGCATTAGAGTCAGCATTGGAAATAGAGGAGACTAAAGGTGACAATTATCAGGGCGGAACGCCCAAGCAGTAAGTTTGCAATTATTCGCAATGAGGTGCTTCAAGATGAGCGCCTCTCTTTTCGTGCCAGGGGAGTTCTAGCTTCTATCTTGTCCCGTCCAGATAACTGGAGATGCTCGGCGTGGGATCTGGCTACAGAGGGCAGAGAAGGACGTAGAGCCATTTTGACAGCGCTGACGGAGTTGGAGACCTACGGGTATCTTGTTCGCTCTAAGAAGCAGGATGAGGGCGGTAAGTGGTCTACGGCTACCTACGTGTATGACATGCCTGTGGATAAGTCTGTGGATAACTCATCCAAATCTGTGGATAAAAAGGCCACCGAAGTGCGGTTACCGAACGTCGGTAAACCGAACGCCGGTAATAGCGCTCTATTAAAAGACCTAGATAAAGAACTAGATAAAAGCCCCCAAACCCCCAAAACCCACCGCAGGGAGATTTGTCCACAACACAAGTTAGAAAGACCTTGTAGATCTTGTGCGGCTGACTTGAAAGCCAAGAAATCCGCTATCATTGAATAACACGTGTAACAATGAGGAATAATGCAACCAGGTTCACTAGATTTTTTAATGCCTAAAGGCTCGACCTTTTCCCGTACCCTTACGTGGAAAGTTAGCGGTAGCCCAGTTAATTTGACTGACTACACGGCGCGTATGCAGGCTCGTACTAGCCATATCTCTGGCACTGTGGTTTTAGATTTAACTACAGAAAATAGCAAGATTACTTTGGGCGGTACTGCCGGAACTATTACTCTGAGTCTTAGCGCAACTGACACCGCAGCGATTACCCAATCTTCATTGGCTTATGACTTGGAGCTTGTATCTGTCGGGGGTGTAGTAACTCGTCTAGTTGAGGGTCAAATTGTTCTGACCCCAGAGGTAACTCGATGAGCCAAGCTAACGTTTATGTAACCGAACAAGTCGTTCAGGTTATTGTCAACGGTCAAGAAAATGTTTTATCAGAGCCAAATTCTGAAATCTCTGTAAATGTTATAGATCAACAAGTCGCTGTATCTGTAGGTGAAATTGGACCGCAAGGAAACATTGGTCCTATTGGTCCAACTGGACCGCAAGGTATTCAAGGTATTACCGGACCTACGGGTTCCACTGGAACCACTGGTTCTACAGGAGCAACAGGAGAAACAGGAGCCACAGGAGCAACAGGAGCCACTGGTGCTACTGGCCCAACGGGAGCGCAAGGCGACACAGGAGTTCAAGGCGACACAGGAGAAACTGGACCAACTGGAGCGCAAGGCATCCAAGGCGTTACGGGTCCTACTGGTAGCACTGGTGCTACTGGTGCAACGGGATCAACTGGTCCAACAGGGGCAACAGGCGATACTGGTCCCACAGGGGCTACGGGTAGTACGGGACCAACGGGACTTACGGGTGCGACAGGTGCTACGGGACCGCAAGGTGACCAGGGTATTCAAGGGGTCACAGGTCCGACAGGCGCAACTGGATCTACCGGCGCTACAGGTTCAACAGGAGCCACTGGACCTACCGGTCCTCAAGGTGACCAAGGCATAACTGGACCTACAGGTTCAACTGGTGCTACAGGTCCTACTGGATCAACCGGACCTACAGGAGCTGACTCAACCGTTCCTGGACCTACTGGACCTACTGGTTCAACAGGTCCCACAGGAAGCACTGGTCCTACAGGCGCTACTGGAGCAACGGGATCAACTGGCGCTGGTGGCGCATTAGGTTATTACGGATCTTTCTATGACATGACAGATCAGCAACTTGCATCTGTTTCTACGGCGCAGGTTGTTGCTATTGGTACCACTTCAGAATCAAACGGAGTAAGCATAGTTAGTGGAGATGAAGTTACTTTCACTTACGCAGGAACCTACAGCCTTACATTTTCGATTCAGGTAACTAACCTTGCTAACTCTGTGGAAAAAGCAGTGTTCTGGTTAAAGACTAACAACGTAGATTACCCTGACTCAGCTACTGAAATAGATCTACAACCGCGCAAAAGTGCATCTGAACCAAACCGCCAAGTAGTCACAATCAACTACGTTGCCACCGCTACCGCTGGACAACAAGTTCAGGTTTACTGGTCAGGATCTAGCACTGATTTAAGAATTGAATCTTTACCTGCTGGCACATCTCCAGTATCCCCAGCAGTACCTTCAATCATTCTTACCGCAGTACAGGTTATGTACACTCAGCTTGGACCAACTGGCGCAACTGGACCTACTGGTGCGACAGGACCTACTGGACCTTTGCCGACAGATTACGTTGCTTCCTTTAATGGTGTTACTGGTGCTATTACTGGTGTTAACTCAGTTAATGGTTCTACTGGAACTGTAACTGGTTTAGCACCAACTGCCTCCCCAACCTTTACTGGAACAGTTACTGCGCCAAAAATTGCCTTAACAGATACTACAGATGTGTCTTTAAGTTCTACTGGTAATCCAATTCAGATTGGTTCCACCAGTGGAATTAATCTTGTTGTTGATAATAATGAAATTCAAATTAGAAACAACGGTGCTGGCTCTAGTTTGTTCCTAAACAGAGAGGGTGGAGAAGTTGGAATACTTACAACCTCTGGAGCAAATGGAAACCTAACGTTTGGTAACACCACTGGTACAAATAATTTAATTGTTAATGGCAATCTTGAAGCAACTGGTCAAATAAAATCTCAAATTGCCACTGGTACGGCTCCATTTACAGTTGCATCTACAACTAAAGTAACTAACTTAAACGCTGATTTACTTGATGGTTTTAATACAGCAACTGCTTCTACTGGTTCCACTGTTGCAGTACGTAATTCAGATGGAAGCATAAATGCCACTAGCGCAAACTTTGTTAGTGGTGGCTCGGTACTTATTACCCCAGTTTCAGGCACTGCAACTTCTGGAAATGTATCTTGGGGTGTGACAATGCCCTCTACTCCGATTGTTGCTACCTCTTGTGTATCTGCAGCAAGTGTTGTTGTAAATACTCAATTCACATCTAATTCAACCACTGGTTGCACCCTTTGGATTGTTAGAAATAGCACCGCATCAACAACAGTTACTGCTGTGGCAGTTAGTATTTAAGGATAATTATGATTAAAAATTATATTGTTACTTGCAAGACCCCTGGCTGTAGAGGAGAGAATGTTCCACTTCCTCAGACGTTAGACCCTTACTCTTACATTGACCCTGAAACTGAAGAGCAGATTATTATTCCTGATGAAAATGGCAACGCTATTTACACTTGCTACTGCGGTCCATGTGGAACTCTTATTGAAGACTTAGTTGAGGTTACTGAGTAATGGCTTGTCGTTCAGGTTGCAAGACCCAAGACCACGAAACTTACTGGGATTGCTTACAAGATGCAGCTATAGCGGTGGATAAGACCAGCTTGAAGTAGGCTAGACCGCATGAAGATCGCAGTCTATTCAATAGCTCTTAATGAAGCAAAGCACGTAAAGCGCTGGGTCAAGGCTTGCGCTGGTGCTGACGTATTAGTGGTGGCCGATACAGGCTCAACCGATGGCACTCAAAGTTTGTTACGGGATGCCGGTGTCCAAGTTCACGACATTAGTATCCAACCCTGGCGCTTTGATAGCGCACGAAATACAGCGCTAAATTTAGTACCAAGCGATGTAGACATTTGTGTAACTGTAGACATGGACGAAGTACCTGAAGCACAATTCTTTAACAAGCTGCGCAAGCAATGGAAGAAAGGCTCTAATCGTGGCTGGATCTACATGGATACCGGAACTGTATGGGTATCTGATCGAATACACACGCGACACGGGTTCCACTGGAAGTACCCAATCCACGAAGTACCAGCGCCCAGTATGGGAACTGAAGTGGTCTCCTGCGCCATTGACGCAACTATCAGGCATCAACCAGATAACAGTAAGTCTCGCGCCCAATACCTAACAATGCTTGAGCAGGCTGTACAGAGCGAGCCTGACCAGCGCATGTTGGTGTACTTAATCAGAGAGTACGGCTTCCACAAGCGCTATGAGGACGTTATACGGGTAGCCAAAGAACTTGACCAAACTGGCTGGGATGTAGAAAGAGCTGCCGCGTGTCGCAATGCCGGTGATGCTTGTACACACTTGGGGCGTACAGAAGAAGCGCTTGCCTGGTATCAAGGTGGGGTAGATGTACTACCTAATGAGCCAGAACCTTGGTGTGCGCTAGCGCAGTACCACTACTTCCAAAAGAACTGGCAAGAATGTTACGACACATCCCTAAAGGGACTCGATACCTTGCCCCAGAAGCACTACCTAGCCCAACCTAGCGCCATGTTCCAGATGAATGACTTTGCTAGCCTGTCAGCTTGGGAACTCGGCAAGAAAACAGAAGCCATAACTTATGCAAACAAGGCCGTGTCGATCACTAGAGACCAGCGAGTATTGGACAATTTAGCCTTCTATAAAAAGAATCTCGGAAATGCTTGACATGTCAGCGCGTTAGTGTACTTTGGTGTTGTACCCCACTACTGAGGAGATGAAATGGGAATTTGTACAGCTTGGCACGACATGATCGTGGTCGAGGAATTTGGCGAGGAGTTCGAGCGCTGCGCCCAATGCGGTCACATCGAATCCGAAGAAGAAGTAGATCCAGACGACATGCGAGATGCCTGGATAGACATAATGGCTGGTGTCTGATGATTTCTATAAATACTAAAAGCATCATCGTTGATAGCAAACTTATGGGTATTTTTTACAACAAAGATTCACACAAGCACACATTGGCATTTGAATCTATCAATGGAGATGTTCGCATAATTCTTGACCAAAATGAATACGGTAATTTCATGGAACAAGTCATAGAATCTTACGGCGAAGGCATACGTCACTTAATGAAAGAAATGGAAAAGGAGATAACACAATGATTACATTGGCAGCACTAACCGGAATCTTTATCGGTAGCACAATTGCACTAGCTTGGGGTTTTCAGCGCCAGCGCAACTTAATAAATCACTACCGCAAGGTAATCAGAATCAAAGAGATGAGCCAGTAATGCGCAAAATAGCGCTAGCAATTCTTTGTGTTGGGCTATTGGCTGCGTGTGGAAGTACATCACCAGCGCCAGAAGTAACCAAGACCGTAGAAGTCCAAGTACCAGCACCAGCGCCTGCAGTAGATGATACGGCGGGCATGCTTGACATGATTCGTAAAGCTGAACCAATGTTCTATAGCGTTGACGATGCGCAGATCATTGAAACCGCTTATCTATTCTGTGACTCACTACGAGCCGGTACAACACTTGACGAAATTGGTGCGATGGCAGAAGAAACAATTGGTATTGATGCAACGGCAGCGCTAGGTGCTGGAGCAATCATTTATCTATGCCCAGATCAGGAGTACAAGATCGGATGAGAGATCAGCGCGTAGAACTTGACGAACTAATCGACTTGATCCGCGAAGGATTAGAAATGTTGGATAGACACGACAGTGAGTGAAATCTACCGCTGGCTAGACGGCTCGCAGCTTTGTAGCCAATCAGACCCTGAACTATGGTTCTCAGACTTGTACTCAGACCAGCAGAAGGCTATCGCTATCTGCCAGCACTGCCCGTTACAGGTAGATTGTCTGCAGTACGCAATTGAGAATCGGCTCGATGGAATCTGGGGCGGCATGCGAGAATCAACTAGGAATGAGGCGCGCCGAAAGCTGAAAATAAAAGCAAAGCCAATGCGACCTACCGCAGGATTTCTTTTCACTCGGTAGTGTGCTACTATTCCTCTATAACTTAATACTTGCTGGCTTGTCACCCCTTTCAACCCAGCGCAATGTACCCGTTCTTTTACCCCTTAGAGCGGGTACACTTGTTTCATGTTAGAAATCACCGCTGAAATAGGTTGGATCAGAGTATCCGTAAAGACTGATGGCGCATACCCAGACATAGCTGACGACTTAACAAACCGAGCGCGCGTACTAATACACGATCTAGTTTTAGAATCATTCGAGTCCGGTTGGAATCCTATGGTGGAATCTAGCGCTGACGAACTATCCACTGAGGAAGAATACGATGGCTAAAATGTACGGCCCATACAAGGGTTCCAAGCAAAACGGTGGACGCAAGATCATGGTTGTTCGCAAGTCTGATGGCTCGACTACATCTACAAACGCAGCGCGTCACCAGAAAGAAAAGGCTATGGGTAAGAAGCTAGCCAAGACTCAGCATGTAGATCACAAGGACAACAACAAGAGCAACGACAGCGCCAAGAACTTAAAGGTGACTTCACGCAAGAAGAACATAGGTAAAGAAAACAAGCGTCGCGTAGGTAAAAAACCGTAACGCAGGTGGGCAATAGCGACGGACGACAGGTGGGCAATAGCTAGAATGTTTGTTGCGGGCATGCTTTTTTTGAGTAATTTTTTCTTAAAATTGGATCCAATCGAACAAATGTTCTAATTCTTTTTAGAGGCTTTCCGGTGCATCCAGGGCGGGGCTTTATCGGTTTGGGGTAATTGGTCAGGCTCTCCGATTTCGTCGCGCTCCGTTCGATTTAGCGGGTCAATATTTCCCGACAATTCCGCCGATCCGTTTTCCGTTGTTGTTTGTTGCGGTTGATCCTTTTAATTTTTAATTCTCGCGGCGCTCATTTTCCCCCATTTATCAAGGTTTTATGGCACAATAGAGGGGTGACGGGCGCTCGGCTTGTCACATAAAAAAGGGGTACGAAATGGAAAAGAAATATATCGACATGTGGGGCGCGTTTTTCTCGCGTCCCGTTGAGGTTGATTCCTACAGGTGGAACGGTTGGGCGGTTCCATATTTCACTGAAGAGGATTTGCCCGAATTAATCAAGTACATGAACGAACAAGAATTCACGGGTGCGCCGTGGGCTTTAGCTTCGGAGGGCGTGCGCGGAACTCATACCGATATTAATTGTTGCTTAAAGTTTGAAAAAAAATATTTGGAATGTGTTTGCGATTGCGCGGAATGTGTCGAGGTTTGGCGATGGGAAACCCGCGACGGTGCGCGCGTTGTTTCTGTCGGTGGCGGTGCATGGTGTTGGGATGACAACAGCGAAGAAGAACTAGCGCTAAGTATTCTCGATTGGTTGCGAAATGATGCACCAACCGAAAGTAATTTTGATGATTTGCGTTTCGAGGTTGCATACAGAACGGGCGCTCTTTTTTTGCAAAAAGATTTCATCATTGAATTGTCGCGCAATAACGGATGGGAACTTTACGACCCCGAAAAATTCCTTGCATCAATAAATTCATCCGCAGAAAGTGCAGGTTGGGTCAATGCGTAAATTCTTTAGTTGTGAATGTTCAGGCTGTCGCGGTTACCGTGTGCAATTCGAAGACATGCGTTACCAAACAGCGCGCGCAATTAGTCATCTAGAGGGCTTTTATTTCTCGCCTGAAACAATGCGGTTTTTCGGTTCAAAAATAACTCATTTCTACCCGTTGGAATCTCGCGGCGCTGTATTTTTTACAACGAATAAGGCGGGCTTCGATGATGTAGACGGACGCGAGCGCGCTTGGGTCGTTTACTGTCCATATGGAAAACTAATTGACGACTTGAAAAGCGAACAGCGCCCGAAAGTCACCGCGAAATCGTTAAAGGAATTCGAAGCGCTTC